CTAATGCTCTAGCAGTTTCCAATACTGGTTGCATTGCCATTCTTGCGGCATTTCTAAGAATGTTTTTGGTATCTTTAGGGCCAAAATCATCTTGGATTTCTTCTAACAATTCTTTAAATTCTTGGATGCCTGTCCCAGTAATTTTAAAGGATGTCATTTTGGCTTTATTAAATTCTCGAATATCGAATTATTTAGTTTTCGTACAAAAGATGTAATTTCATCTGGTGTTAATTTATCAGCATGATGGGAAGCGATCTGATAAGCCAGATCAACTCCCATAATCTTTTGCTGTTGCCAACCAAACCAATCCTTAACACCAGAATCGGCTTGGCCAGCTAGGTAAGTCAAATAATTTGCTAAATCTGCATTATCTTTTATTGTGGGCATTTTATTAAGTATTGTTTGACCAACCATATTGATTGCCACGAGGATGAATCGTGAATGTGCATTTTGCTTCTTGGTTTGGTGCGGTATCAATAGTAAATTCAGATACACGGCCATTGAACGCATAAGCAACGGTATTTGCGCCATCTACAGCGGCAATAACGAATGTACGATCAATAATACCGCTGTAAGCATCACCACGCATTAACAATAGACCAGGATCACTTGGATTCCATGCGGCAACAATGCTTAATGATGTTGGTTTGCTTTGTGTTGGGATAACATCAGATTGACGGCTACCAGCAACATAAAAATTTGCAGAAGCATCATCTTGACCAAACTTAGGGATGGCTTCAACATTTAATATTTCGCCAGCAGAGCCAGTACCATTAGCAACTGTACCTACAATAGTTTGAACTTCGCCAGTCCAAGTGGCTAAGTTTGCAGTCGTAAATGGGGTTGGGCTTGCGCCAGTTTGACACCATAGCGATGCCGAAAAGCCAGGTAAGACTTGATTTGGAAGTGCCATTTTAGTAATTCCTTAAATTAAAGTTAAACAAAATATCTTATGTTGGAATATATAAAGTGCAATCCATAACAATATGGTTTAGCTTTACTGTATCGTCATAAGTATTATACAGCCAATTTACATCGGCTTTTGATATTTCAAAACCACCAGAACCACCAAATTGACCGCTGTAACCGTGCAAAGATTGTAATATGGAATTGCTAATATTAAAAGCATCTGCCATATTCTGAGCAAATACATTAATCTGAAATATTGGCTTATCAATACCTTTTACACTTTGGGTTGAACCAGTATAAACAGGCTGGTGAATATTCCTTAATTGCCAAGTAATAAATTTTGGCTGGGTTGCATAATTACGGTTAAAATTGGCATAAACAGGCACAGAAACAATCCCAGACAATTGAGCCTGAATAGCTTGTGCATAATTAAGCGGATTCTGTTGAACTGTCATACTTGTGTCGTAGGATCGTTTCTATAAACCAAAAAAGTAATACTCATTTTGTCGTTTGCTTCATAAACATCTGAAATACGCCAATCTTGGCCACGCCATCCAAAAGAATATCCAACTTGATTTATTGCCATTTGCAAGGTATTTGGAGTGTTATTTAGGACAAATTTAGCTGTATCTGAATAAATACGATCATCTTTATTAATATGTAATGCTTCTTTAATATCCATTACCCTTGCACGGGTTTGAAACCATAAAGAAATATTAGTAACAGTTTGACCAATGTCATCTACGGTAATAGATACATTATTAACATTAACTGTTTCAAAACGAGCAATACCCATCTATTTGCTCACAATACAAGTGGTTTATAAGGTCTTAATAATTGCTCTACGCCAAATGGGATTTTGGTCATATTGCCCATAATAGTATCGCTACGATTGTTATAAAGATGGGTCAAAAGCATTAATCCAGCTTGTTGAATAACTGGATATTGAGCATAAGGGCTTGCACCAGTTGAATATTGAACCACAATAGGATTACTCATTACTTGGTTTACTTCTTCGGGAAAACCCGTAGCCACTACTTGATTACCAGTAGGATCATAATAATATTGACTAGGATCAAGTAAAGTAAATGTTGGTGGTTGATTGCCATTCCAATAGCCAACACTATTAATAACTGTTCCAGGTTGATATTGATTATCTTGGCTTATCTCTGGGAGATTGAGTAGCGTTTGTGTGCCACTCATGCCATTAAACGCCCCGTAATAGACTTTATAGCTAATTGGGAATATGGACATACCTAAGTAGTCCTCAATCGCCATACGGGTCGCTAATTCAAGACTTTGTAAATAATCATCTTGGCTTGTATCACCAAACAAATTTAACTGTTGGGTAATCTGATCTAGCGTTAGCCATTCCGTTTGCAAATCACGACTGGTTTGCTCAATCTTTTCATAGCTAAAGGGGTTACGGGCTGTACCTAGATACGGCCCGTTTGTATAACTATCTAATGGCATATTGGCCTTATGATTCTAAACGGACACCAGCAAATACATCACGAATTGTAGAGCAAACACGCTTTTCAGCATAAAGTGTAACTGTGCCTGGTTGTGTTTGTTCTAAACGCTGGATGCTAAATTCTTCATGGTCACAAATAGTTAAGAATTTATCCCAGTTAGCCAAATATACAGGGAACGCACCAGAAGCAACGGTTTGCATATATGGGTTTGGTACTACTGGGAAACCAAATACATGAGCCACAGCACCGCCATCAGAATCACCAACTTCAACAAAGAGTGGTTGGCCAGATGAACTTACCAATTCACGCAATGCAAGGATAGTAGATGGGTGCATATGCCAAGAAGTGCCTGGCAATGACCAATATTGTGCTGGCAATGCAGATGCTAAAGCGGCAATGTCGTTATAACCAATTGCGCCACCAGTTGCGGTACTTACAGTCTTAACTGTATGCAAACCAGCGGTTGCGCCAGAACCGCTTGTGCCAAATGCGGCAGATGAACCACTTGGATAGTAATTCAAACCACGCAAGCCGCTTGTTGCACCAGTTGAAGTAGTTGTTGAACCAGCTTGATCGTTATTGAGGATCATAGATAATGCTTCTTGTTGGCTAAATTCAAGCAATAAATCACCAACGATTGCTGGATCAAGATTATTAATATCAGACATTACTGCAGTACGAACTGGCAACTGCGCTGTAATAGCTTGTAAAGGTAATTGCCAAAATGATGTGGCAATGTTTGGAGTACCAGTATTCACATTAACTGGATAGCCCCAGGGATTTGTAGGATTGGTTGCATTACCAGTTTTCACAACGAAAGCTTGATCTGAACCAATCGTAGTAATTTCACGGCTTGATACCCGCAATGGGTTAGCCATACGCAATGATGCAAACGCATCGTCATAAATAACACGACCACCAACCCCAGAGCCAGAGCCAGTAAGGGCAGATGCTTCTTTTAAGTTTACCTTTACCTCACTACCGTTTTTATCGGTAAGGGCTGTTTTAATTGCTTCTAGGATGATTTGGTTTTTCATATTTATTCCAAAAGATTGAAAGTGGGGCGGTATTTAGCCGCCCCGCCTTTATTACGCTGTACCAGTAGAACGATAAGCAATGATACTTAATGGATCAACATTTGATGCTGCCAAACGCTTTTCACCATAGAATGTTATATATCCGGGCAACGTTTGGTCGTATCTCCTTAGAACCATGTTCAAACGATCAACAATGGTATGACCTCGTTGCCAATCACCAAAATACATTGGGAACAAGTTGCTTGCTGTGTTGCCAGTAAAGTTGCTTGGATTATCGCAATACTTATTAACAACAACATCAAAGCCAAGCATCTTACCAACGATACCATCAGCATCACCTGGGTGCATACGTTCAAAAATTGGTGTGCCGTTGTTATCTTTCAAGCCACGAATTTGTGACAAGAAGATTGGGTTTACCATGAACTTAGCTGTAGGTGTCCAGTATTGTTGTGGCAAGCTATAGATGAAAGTAATAATGTCTTGGTATGTGACATTAGCTGCACCGATAGTGCTACCGTTGGTTGTAAGCTGGTCATAAACTGCCAAGCTGTTCAAACCATTACTTGTAGAAATACCAGAAGTACCGAATGCACCAACTGTGATTGTGCCGCCAGTATAGGTTGCGTTAGCGCCTAAGTTAGCATATTGATTCAAACCACGCAAACCTTGTGTACCACCGTATGTATTAGGTGTATCGGTTTGATCGTTGTTTTGGATCATTGATTGGCCTTCAACTTGGCTAAATTCCATCAACATATCATCAACCACATTAGCTTCCAAACCATCGATGTCATCAAGAGCCGCTGTACGGATTGGGAACTGGACATTCAAGTCTTGCAATACTAATTGCCAGATGTTTGTGCTTTCAGTTGTAGCCGCACCGTTGTTCTGAACTGAGTAACCCCAGGTAGCACCAGCATTACCAGTTTTTGCACGGAACTGATAGGTAGAACCATCAGTTGTTACATTACGGGAAAGGCCACGCATAGGATTTAACAAACGCAAGGTGTGGAATACAGGATCATAGGCTGTACGACCACCCACGTTGTAACCGCCACCAGTTAAAGCTGAACTTTCAGTTAGGTATGCTTGATATTGGGCTTCATCTTCAAACATCTTCAACTCTTTTTCCATTTTGCCTTTTTTAGCAAATTTGGAAAGTTGCTCTTTAACCATTTTGTTTACATCAGCACGAACGCTTTTAGCTGGCTTGATGATAGATGGTGCAGATGCAATTTCAGAAATCTTAGCTTCCAAAGCAACAACCTTTTCGGTCATTTCTGCTTTAGCGGCTTCAACTGCGGCAACTGCTTCCGCTTTTACTTCTTCTACTTTAGCAACCGTTTGTGATTCGATTGCATCAAGTTTTTCAATAATCTTTTCAGACATGATTTTTCCTTATTTGATGCGTTTAGATAATGCTTTAAGAATTTCTCTTTCCTCAAGGGCTTTGAGTAATTCATCAGCTTCGTTTACCACCGCTTCCAACTCACTTGGTTGTGGTGTTTCTTTAACAACTTCCTTGACGGCATCACGCTGTTCAAGAATTTTCTTAAAGACGGAAGATGCGGTGGTCGCACCTTTCTTGGACAACCCAGCATCACGCAAGGTTTGTTCAACTACACGAGGATTCAAATGCCCTTCGGCATCGAAACACTCTAATTTTTGAATTTCAGCATTTGGATTGTTTGGGTACATCACAACGGATACTTCACGCAAACCGCCTTTGGTGATTTGAAAATACGATTCATCGCCATCATCGTCATCGTCTAATGGCTCGCCATCGCCATCAACCCATTGTGCTTCATCAGCGTATGCGCCAACTGAAACACCGCCAAATAGATTTGGGGATGATTTCAATACTTCATAAAGATCAGAACCAGCAGATGTATTCATAAACAAATTGCCTTTAGCAACCATGCCATCTTTATCAAAGTTAAATTCATTCCATTGACCTACGGGCATACCCATATCGTTATGGTTTAAGAACATTGGTAGGGGTTTACCCTCAGACTTAAACATTTCAGCCCATTCAGAAAAGCCTTCTGGCTGATAGTTAAATTTTCTACCGTCTGCGCCTTCACGCTTGCCCCATGTAGTAACACGGGCAACAATATTGCCGCTAGGTGTTTGGGATTCTTTGCCTTGTTTTTCTAGGCTTAGTTGCGCTTCGCAAACGACTGTCAGGTTTTGATTCATTTATAATCCCATCTATAATCGAGTAATCGATGTCGTATATTATATGAGATTTTTTTGATTTTATCGGTAGTTTAGCACTAATCCGATTAATCATTGAATCCAACTTGTCTTTTATTGCCATTAAGTTTTACCTATGTTCATACGGCTACGCTGGTTACCGCCCGATCCACCAGTATCTTGCGGACTTGTGCCTGGAATAATTTTAGCTGTTTTAGCGGTTACTGGTATATCTGTTGATGATAATTTTTGTGTATTAACGCTTTGCAATTCATCGCTACCATCAATTTTGGCAATATTCAAATATTCTCTAGCTTCATTAGGGGTCATAATGCCACCAGCGACACCAGCATTAACAAAATTCATTTGATCTAATGCCGCACCTTTTAGGAAATCTTTTGTATCAAAACGGATACTTAAATTAGGATAACCCTTTAATAATCCCATTTTGAATTTTTGCTCAATATTAATAATCATTGGATACATTGTGGTTTTGTAGAATTCATCCAACAATGTTTGAGTATTATTATATTTACCAACTTCCAATCCTAATAATTGTGCTGGTACACCAAATAAAGCGCAAATACGCTTAGTGGTTTGATCCTTCAATTTGCTGGCTTCGGCATCTTGCAAAGTAAGCATATGAACAGGCGTATAAGTCATGCCTTGATCTAATAACATTCCTTGACCTGGCTTACTTAGATCGCTTGGGCGGCTACCCGTCATGCTTGACCATGCTTCTTTCAATCTGGCGGCAATTTCTTTAAATTTGCTGTCAGGAATTACTTGAGTTGTGCTAAAAATGCCAGATGGTTTTGCGCCATTCTGCATTACATAG